CCAAAGGCCGCGGATGGCGGGGCTGCTGTTTTTAGCTTGAGCGTTTTTGTGGTCGTTACGGCTGGCCAGTATGTTGAGATCATGTGGCTACCTGAAGACATTGACGTAACGATTGATGCCAGCCCGGCTGGCGCTATCGCTCCGGGCATCCCATCCGTCATCTGCCCCGTAATGCGGATCGCCTGATGATCGAAGAGCTCATCTCTCGCGTGTTTTATGCGCGCAATCTGGCGCACTTCGAGCATTGGCGTGCCAAGGGCGAAGGCAGCTTCGCCAAGCACATGGCTCTGGGCGAATTCTACGACGGCGTGATCGACACCATCGACCCGCTCGTTGAGGCGTATCAAGGCGCGTTCTCACTGATCGGCGCCATCCCGACGCCGCAACAGACCCCGAGCGACAGCCTGAAGTGCCTTGAGGCCGACGCTCAGTGGATCGAGGCGAATCACGAAAAGATCTCCAAGGGCAACCGCGCCGTTGGAAATCTCATCGATACGCTGACCGCGGTATATCTTTCGGCCATCTATAAGCTGCGAAACCTTAAGTAGCTGAATTATTTATGGCTGAAATAGACCAGACGGAGGCCCGATTGAACACCCATGAGGAGGTGTGCGCGATTCGCTATGAAGGCATCTGCGCACGTCTGAAACGCCTTGAAAACATTGGGATTGGCGCAGCTGGCACAATCATCATGCTACTGCTCACTATCGTACTAAAGATTAGCTAACCACCGCAGTCTGTCTGAAAGGCTGCTTCTCAAGGTGATTTATGGCAGTCAATCAGTATGACGTTGACCCAAAGGGCGACGCCAAAATAGCTGAGTTAGCCTCAGTTCTTGGCAGTCAAAGAGCCGCAGCGCGTAAATTGGGCGTTAGCAACGCGGCTGTACAGAACGCCTGCCGTCGCCATTTGGAACGGTCAGCCGCTGTTTTATCGCTTGACAGGCCCAAGGCAGATCCGCTGCCGCCAGCCGATCTGTCGTTTGCAGAACGCCTAGCGTTGATGAAGAAGCGCAACGCGCTGCGGATTGCTCACGCGCAGGCGCAAGCTTGGCAGACTGTGCGGATACCAATCAAAGGGCCGTATGGCATCTGCTGGTTTGGGGATCCGCATCTTGACGATCCGTATTGCGATCTGATTGGCTTTGAGCGTGACGCCACGATCTGCGCAGAAACCGAAGGGCTGTATGGCGCCAACGGCGGTGACTCAATTAACAACTGGGTCGGCAAGCTGGAGCGCCTGTATGGCGAACAGTCCGCCACGGTATCAGAGGGCTGGGAACTGGTCGAGTGGGCGCTCAAGGATTTGGGCGTCAACTGGCTGCTGTGGATCTTGGGCAACCACGACACATGGAATTACGGAAGAAGAATTTTTGAAGGCATGAATACAGAACGCATCCTGATGCGCGATTGGGATGCCAAGCTACAATTAATTTCACCATGCGGCGGTATTACCCGCGTCTGGGCGCGGCACGACTTCAAGGGCCATTCGATGTACAATGAACTGCACGGCCTGAAACGTGCGGCAATGATTGACGAGCACGCCGACGTTTATGCTGCGTTCCACCGGCACACGTTCGGCACCGGACAGGGAGAATTCGCAGGCGGTCGGCGCTACACGCTGGTGCGCGCCAAGGGTTACAAGGAGTCCGACGACTACGCGCTCAAGGGCCAGTACCCTGAGCAGCGCAGTGGACAGTCAGTGGTCACGGTCATCACACCGCGCGACGGCGCTGCCCCGGCGATCAGCGTGTTCGAGGACGTGCAAGAAGGCGCGGCCTTCCTGACGTACAAGCGCAAAAAGGCTGGTCTATGATCGACCTTCTATGGTACTACACCTTCCGGTACGGAAAACGCAGGGGCGTTGCGAAATGAGCTTTTGGGACCGCTTTGAGAGCAGCCGCGACGGCATCGAAGACACCGTTGAATTTACAATCCGCATGGCCGTCGTCACGCTGGCCTGCGTTGTGCTGGTAGTCGTGGCCGCGTTGGTCATCGGCCTGTTCATGCCGAACCACATCGTGGACAGCGACAAGGTGTTTGAAATTGTCGGGCCCGCGTTCAATATGGTGATTGGCGCGTTTGTCGGGTTGTTGGGCGGCCTGAGTCTTAACGCCAACGCGCGTGATAAGAAGCCAGAAGAACCCGCCCCGGTCGAGCCTGAACCGGCGCCTACCGCTGTCGCCGACGATGACGACGACATGGCCCCGTGGGAGAAGTATCGCAACGACCTGCGCTATGACGCCAACGGCGACGGCGTGGTCGATGAGAGCGACTTCCCTGATTGGCGCAATCCGGCAGCGTAACGATGGGCAACCTCTCCACTGTTGAACTGATTGGCCAGCTATGGCCTCTCGTTCTTGCATTCATTTCTCTGGTGATCATCCTTGCCAAGATGGACGTGCGCCTTGCGGTGGTTGAGGATAAGATCAAGACGCTGTTCGAGTTATGGAACAAGAACAAATGAGCCTCGTGGATCTCCAGAAAAAGATTGGTGTCACCGCTGACGGCGCGTTCGGCCCGGGCACGCTTAAGGCCGCCGCTGCCTACTACAAGCTGAACAAGAACCGCGCTGCGCACTTCTTCGCCCAGACGGCGCACGAGAGCGGCAACTTTACGGCCTTCAGCGAGAACCTGAACTACGGTGCAAAGGGTCTGCGCGGCATCTTTGGTAAATATTTCCCCACCGACGTCATGGCCAAGATGTATGAGCGCCAGCCACAGAAGATTGCCAACCGCGTCTACGCCAGCCGCATGGGTAACGATGATGAGTGGTCGGGGGATGGCTGGAAATACCGTGGACGCGGCGCGCTCCAACTGACGGGTAAGTTGAACTATCAGGCGTTCGCGGACTACATCGACCGCCCGGACGTTATGACGAACCCCGATCTAGTTGCGAATGAGCTCTGCTTCGAGTCTGCGTTGTGGTTCTTTGACAAAAACAAGCTGTGGAGCATCTGCGATCAGGGCATTAACGACGCCGCCATCCTCGCGCTGACCAAGCGCATCAACGGCGGCACCCACGGCCTCGATGACCGCAAGGGGAAGACGAAGAAGTTTGCTGGGTGGCTTTGATGTTTGGCATTCCTTCCCCTTACATCATGGGTGGCCTGTTGATCATTGGCTTTCTTGGCGGTTACAAGGTTCGCGACTGGCAGTGCGATGCGGCGTATGCTGCGGCGTTGGAAAAGGCGGAGAAGCAACGTGTTAAAGTGGAAAAGATACTCGATACGAAGTCAACAGCCTATGAAGAAGGACGTGCTGCTGCCGATGTACGTTCCACCGAGCGGACTAATACGGTTCGTGAGATTTATCGCATGGTGCCTGCCGCTGCTTCTAGCTGTGCTCCTCCTGATGATGCTATCCGGGTGCTCATCGAAAGCATCGGTAGTCCAAACACTGAAGCCGCCGCCAGCCAATCTGGCGAGCCCGTGTTCCCGATTGAACAACCCGCCCGATCCGCTTCTCGACCCGGCGCGCTTGTTGTGGGAAAAGGACGTGATCGAACGGAGGAATGACTGCGCAGAGAAGCACCGGCTGGCCATCGAGGCTTGGCGTGAGGCTAGTCAACTACCCCAAAAGTGATATAAGGTTCGCACGATGGCCACAGCGATGACGTATACCAGTCTGCTGAACGACCTCCGGAACTATCTGGAGCGCGGGGCCACGCTTGCGACAGATCCCTCTGTCTATCTCCAATTGCCCAGCCTGATCGGTCTCGCAGAGCGTCGGTTGGCGCGCGAACTGAAGGTTCAGGGTACGGTCAACGTGGTCTCATCGACCATGACGATAGGAGAGACGACTTATTCTAAGCCAGATCGTTGGCGTGAAACCGTCAGCATCCGGGTCGGTACGGGCGCCGGCTACAACACGACGCAGGAGGTCTTCCCGCGCGCGTATGAGTATATGCGCCAGTACTGGCCGAACCGGACGCTGACCGGGACGCCGCGCTTTTACGCGGACTACGATTATTCGCACTGGTTCTTCGCGCCCACGCCAAACGCGGCGTTCCCATACGAAATCATCTACTACGAGCTCCCGCCACTGCTGGGCGACGACCTCCAGACGAACTGGTTCACGGAGTATGCGCCGAATGCGCTGCTCTACGCATCGCTTTTGGAGGCCGCTCCGTTCCTGAAGAACGAAGAGATCATCCCAATCTGGCAGGGCTTTTACGACCGTTCTATCGCGGCACTCAACGGCGAGGATATTCGGCAGATTGTTGATCGTGGCATTGTCCGCAGGGAAGACTGATCATGACGTTTACTCAGGTTTTTGGCGGCACAACGATCTATCCGGCAGGCGTGAGCTACCGCGCGATTCCGCTGTCTGTGGATCAGATCCTCTCGTGGCCTACGGAAATCGCGACAAACACTGACGTCGTTGCGCAGATCATGGACGTCACGCCGTCAGTGGCGTCGCGGAGCATCTTCATGCCGGCTGCCGATAA